GATACAGACGCAGATACAGACGCAGATACAGACGCAGCAAAAGAATGAAAAAGTCATTTTCATTAGCGCTACTCGTGGAAGCAAAGAAGGCACTTCATTTCTAAAAAGCATAAGCAAAGTCCCAGACGCTGAGTATGAGATAATCGAAAATAACACCGATAAATTGTGTGTTGTTTATAATCGGGCAGTCCAAAAATACATGGATAGCCATGATATTATATGTTTTATACATGATGACGTTTATATTGATGATTTAAGAATCATTCACAAGCTTCATAAAGCCACTCGAGAAAACAATTATGATGTTATAGGATTGGCAGGAGGTATCAATCCTGTGATTCGATCTCCTGCATTGTGGCATTTGATGTGTGACAGGGAAAATCTTAGAGGCGCAGTTGCCCATCCCCACGGCAAAAGCATTTTCATGACCAGTTTTGGTGCCACTCCATATGAAGTGGATCTGATTGACAATCTTTTCAAGGCATTTCGTACAAAACTGTTTAAAATCAATTCAAATTTCAGGTTTGATGAAACAAATCCATGTCATACCCATTATACTGATTTGGACATATGTTTACAGGCTAAAAAGTATTCTTATAAAATAGGAATTTGGCCCATATGGGTTATGCATGCCAGTCCAGGATTGCGTGATTATAATGATCCAGTTTGGCAAAATGGTCAAAAGTGGTTTTTACAAAAATGGTCAAAATAAAAAAAATCGATCATAATGCATTCGAGCCACTTATCATATATAAGTGTCTTTTGGATGCTTCATATCTTGGAACGATTGTTGAATATCTGAAGCCAGAGTATTTCAGCAATGAAAATATAAAAAATATAATTCAAATTATTACTGATTTTTATAAAAAAACAAATGAATCTCCAACCATAACAGAAATAAAAACTTATCTTGTAACAGACAAACAAAAACAATCTTGGAAAAGTGTCGTCGAAAGTTTCAATGAAATAGATAAAAATTTAAACATAAAAGAATTGTATGAAAATACAGAACTGTTTCTTCAAGAAAAAGCTGTTGGTAACACCATCATGGAAGTTATCGAACAGAGTGAAAAGTCTGGAATCAATACTTCGGAGCTTCTGGAAAAGTTTCAAAATGCATGCAGCATAAGTTTGACTCATGATTTGGGTCTTAACTATTTGCAAGATATTGAAAAATTTATCACAGAAATAACCAAGACAGAAAATTATATATCCAGCGGATATAAATGGATTGATGAAGTACTTGGAGGTGGTTTTCTCCAAGAAGGAAAAGCTCTTTATGTTTTCAGTGGTCAAACCAATGTGGGAAAAAGCATTGTTCTTGGAAATATGGCCAGTAACATATGTGCCCAGGGAAAAACTGTTCTTCTGGTCAGTTTGGAAATGAGTGAAATTGTATATGCCAAACGTCTTTGTGGTAATTTTGCCAATATTCCTGCATTTTCATTAAAACATAAATTGGATGAATTGCGGGATGAAATTGCAAAATATGTAAGGGAAAATCCCAAATCTCAGTTGATCATTAAGGAATTTGCTCCTAAAACAATTTCAGTGTCTAATCTTACGGCTTACATTAAAAAGCTGGTTCAAAGTGGAATCAAACCAGATGCAATCATTGTGGATTATGTGAACCTTTTTGCCACAAATTTTGGAAACAATTCATACGAACAGATCAAGCACATCACAGAACTTCTTCGTGCCGTAAGTTATATTTTCAATGTTCCTGTTATTACTGCCACACAATTAAACAGAAGTGCCATCAATCAAAGCAATCCTGGATTGGAAACCATGAGTGAAAGCCTGGGATTGGCCATGACTGCCGATTGTATTTTCAGCATATGGCGTGAAAAAGAAGATGAAGAACTTGGACGTATCAATCTTAGTGTTCAGAAAAACCGCCAAGGACCTGCATTTGGAACTGCAAGTTTTGCAATTGATTATACTACCATGAGAATTCGGGAAGAAGCAAAAACTCAAAATGTTGATGCGGTGGTCAGCACCGAAGCAACCCTTAATGAAATAATGGAATGAAAAAGACAAGGATTATCTGTGATTTTGATCTGGATGGAGCAGGATGCTGTCTTGTTACCAAATGGTCATCATCAAATCGTGAATATGAGTTTATTGGCACAAATGAAGATGGTTTGGAAAATGAACTGAAAAACGCAGATCCAACAGCTCCTCTTTTAATTTATGATGTTCTTTTCGAACAAAAACATGTGGATCTTGCTGACAGAAGCAATGTGCTTTTTGTGCATCACCATGATCCAATAACAACCATAACCAGTAAAAAATGCAAAATCATATACCGATCAGAAACGTCTTGCACCAAGTTATTGCAACAAATTTTCAAAAATGTGAATTTGACCATGGAACAAAAAAACATTTTAAATTATATTGATGACTATGATTGTTATGATTTAAAATATAAAAAGTCATTGTTTCTGAACATGCTGTTTTGGTCGTTTACTGGAAACAAGATTGAAAAGTTTGTTTCTGCATTTGAACACGGAGATCGTGAATTTACAGATCAAGAAAAGAACATGATTCGTCTTTATGTGAATAAAATGGCAGAAACAGCGAAAAATAGCGAACCGCACATTTATAAAACCAAAAAATTTAATATAATAATATTTTATGCCGATTTTGCAATAAATGAATTATGTGCAGAATTTACAAAAAAATACGATTCTGATGCTGCAATTGCCATAAAGAAAAGCACCCTTTCAGCATGGATAAGGATAAACCGGGAAAAAAACACAGAATTTGATTGTGGAATTTTTTCGAAAATGTATTTGGGTGGTCATGGTTTTAAAAATTTTGGATCAGGAAAGATTACGGAAGCATTTGTTGATTTATCAAAGAATTTCGATAAGATCTGATATGGACAAAACAATCATAGAAAAAGAAACAGAATACTATTTTCTGTGTTTTTGTAGTCTGGTGTGTATTTTGGCAGAAAAGAAACTGAATCTGCCGAATGTTTTTATCATGTTTTTAAAGAACAAGAATTACAGATCTTTGTTCAAAGAAATGATGAATATCGATACAGATGAAGAATGCATCAGAATGTTCATACAATTCGATCCGAATCTTTATAAAAGCAAGTACATCACAAAATATCTTAATAAAAATAAAAAGCTGAAACTTTCGTGAGTTCAGATTTGCTCAGTATTTATAATTCATTTGTGCGGGCATATCGCATGTCCACCAATTCTCCATACCGGGCCAGAAAAAATTATGATACGCTTCCACAGGAAGTAAAAAACAAGGTGGAACGCATCAAACTGTTTTTTGATTCAAATAATCTGAACATGGATGAATTTTTTGAAGCACCTTATTCAATTTACAAGGACACAAAATATTTTCCTTTTGATTATTATTTGACCAGAAAAGCCATACGAACATATGCAGATTATCAAAAAGATATTCTTATGCAGGGTCCGGATGATATGAGAAATTTGGTAAAAATGAGAAACAGTGTGGTATTTTTGAAGAAATTTTGTGAAAATGAAAAAATACCTTTTTCAGAGTATCTTAACCACTTGAAAGAGAAAGTGCCTTCTTTTATTACACATTTGAAAAATCGAAATGTTTCAATATATTTTTTATTGGGTTTGGAAGGTTTTCAAAATGCTTTTTTCGCATTTGATTCAGGTTTGACAAAATTCATAATACCAGACATTTATGACAATTATGAATTGTATAATAAAAAGTTTTTGACCAGCAAAAATGCTCGTCTTTTTGTAAAAAGTATTTTAAATAAAAAGATTCTTGGTTGACTTATAATTTCGTATGTTAAGATAACTCAATGAGTAAATTCACATCATCAATGTTTGAAACCCTAAAGGAATCTCTTTCCAAAAAGAATGAGAATGGTGGTCTTTATAAGAACATCATGAAACTGGAAATCGGCAACACTTATGTTGTTCGTCTGATTCCAAATCTAAATGACATCAATAAAACTTTTTTCCATCATGTTCAGCATGGTTGGAACAGTTTTGCTACAGGTCAATTTGTCAGTGCCCTTTCTTTGCCAAAGGGTGAATATGATCCAATCGGCCAAACCCGCTACAAAATGCTTTACAAGAGCAGCAATGATGCTGACCGTGTAAAGGGCGCAGAAATCAAGCGCAGTGAAAAGTGGCTTGTAAATGTTTTGGTTGTTGATGATCCTGTCAACAAGATCAATAACGGAAAGATCATGATTTTGCGTTATGGCACACAGCTGAAAAAGGTTATTGATGATGCCATGAGTGATTCAGACGAATATGGTGAACGCATTTTTGATCTTAGTGAAAAAGGATGCAACTTGAAAATCAAAGTGGAAAAGCAAGGAGATTATCCTTATTACGGAAGCAGCCGCTTCACATCTCCGAAAGAGATTGAAGGATTTGACAGCAAAAAGCAGGAACAGATTTATGAAGGAATTCATGATCTGGAAAATGTATATCCCAAGAAGAATGCAGATGAACTGCAGAAGCTTTTGGATGAGCATTTTTTCTGCAATGTGGCGGCATCAGGATCCTTCAGCAAGCAGAAGAAGGATGCAGCAGAAACCAACAATGATCTTGTTGAGAAGAAAACTGTTGTAAAATCCAATCCTGTAAGCAAAAAGAAGGATGACAACGAAGAAGATTTGATCAAGAATCTATTGGATGGTCTGGAAACAAATGAATCAAATTCCTGATCCTAACATCGCCAATATTGTTTACAATTTTTTGGGCACCACACTTGCCCAGCTAAATGAAATTGATAAACATAATGTTGGAGGAAGCAGTTTAAAAGCTGTCAAAACAGATCCGAAAAATGTTTTTCGGGTCAATGCAGATGCCAGTACAGAATTGCTTCCAGATTCTCCAATGCCTATCAATCCTCCGCAAATGGCACCTCAACCACATGTAATGCCAATGGTTCAACCCCATCCACAGGCAACAACCGTGGCAGCTCCTCCTGAGTTTGTTGCAAATGCAATGGTTCAATCCAGCATTCCAATCAACGATAAAAGAGTTGGACGGGAAATTGACAATATCATAATTGCGTTGACCAATATCAAGAACATATTGAATGAATAGGTTCACTATTGAGAATAAAAACAAGTTCTCAAAATATTTTTTGGAACCTTTGGCTCGTTTAAATCCCAAATGTGTTCTTAAAATAGAAAAAGACAAGATCCAGGCTAAAACAAATTATGCAGATGGATCGCTTTTTCTTGAAGCAAGTTCCAGTATTGATACGGATGTTACAGATGCTATGGAATTAGCTTTTGTTGATTTGACCAGATTCATCAAAACTTTGGATTTTATTCAAAAAGATGTGGTCAGTTTCAATATGGATAAAAATGTTTTAACTTATAAAGACGCTAGCAATCATTTTATATTGCACACATATGATCCAAAAGTTGTTCCAAAATCACGCATCAGTTTTGAAAAAATAAACAAACTGAATTTTGATCTTAATTTGGATTTTGCAACAAATGTATTTTTTGAAATATTTAAAGCGGGTGGCATATATCCTGATTTAAATAAATTATATTTTTATTTTAAAGATAATATTTTAAAAATAGAGCTTTCCGACCATACAAAAACCAACTGTGACGGATTTACTCGTACCGTGGAAAATCTGAATTGTGACGGAAGCAGCTTTAATTTCATACTTCCTTTGGATGCTTTTCGTATTATTTTGGCAAATAAGATAGACAAATTGCAGTTTCGATTTGAAAAAAACAGCAGCATTGTAAATGTAATATATGAAAATGATGGAATCAACGTATCTTATGTCATACCCTGTTTAACAAAATGAAAAAAAGAATAAGCAAAAACAAGATCCGAACCCCCAGTTATTTTGTAAAACGTCTCAAGGACAATGGTTTTATTGTCTGGAAGATATTCCAGGAATATAATAAAAATGATGCCAGACTTTGGACCATTCTTGTGGATCCTGGACACAGCAGTGTTTTTATCACGTGCTATCGCAACAAGGATTTTGACGGAGACATCATGTTTGAATTCAGTGACGGTGGAGTTCGCTTCGTTAAAAATTTCAGTCTGAGAACTGACAGCATTGAAAGTGTAGTTTTGTTGCTGTTGGAGAAATCAATTCAGAATAATGCAAAGAATAGTAGATTTTTTAAAACACGGATAAATAGTTCAAGTGAAAAGTCCTCGCAAGAAGAGCAACAAGAACCACACCCAGTCGCATAGTCTTTCTTCCAAAGATCTTTCCAAAAAGTTTATTTCTGCAGAAAACATGGAAAGCATAATCAAAAGTGCTTTGCATAATTATGCCCAGCAAAAAATCAATCTGAAAAGTGAAAGAACTGTTGATCTTAGCCATCTGGATGGAATCATCAGCGAATATTTGGATTGTTTCATCTTGATTGGTTATGATATGAGCAACAGCCAAATTAATTTTGTGCATGCCAAAGACCAAAAAGATGCGGATGCACTTAGCTCTGCGATTAATCGTTTTTTTTATCAGTCGCAAAACAACATAAGACCCAGCAGTGATGATTGAAAATGTTCTTATTCTTGGAGCAGGATACATCGGCAAGAATCTTGCTGCTAATCTTTCTGCGTCTGGAAAATTCAAAAGCGTGGAAAACGTGCGTCAAAGTTTTTTAAATTATAAGGATCCGATAAAACTACGGGAATATTTGCAGAAAGGAAAACCAGATTATTTGATCAACGCATCAGGTTATACTGGCAGTCCCAACGTGGAAGGTTGTGAAAACAATTGGCAAGATTGTTATTGGATGAATGTGGTGGTTCCTGTTCGTATTGCCAAAGTTTGTAAGGAACTGGATATACCTTTCATCAATATTGGAAGCGGATGCATTTATGATAATCAAGATAAAATTTATAGTGAATATGACATGCCCAATTTTGGCATTTTCAGCAACCGCAGCAGCTTTTACAGCAAAACCAAACATCTTTGCGAGGAAAAGCTAGAGGATCACCATGCATACACATTCCGCATAAGAATTCCTTTCAATAGCGAAGTGGTCAGCAAAAACTATCTTTATAAATTAATCAAATATGACAATCTTATAAATGAAAAAAACAGCATAACAGGATTGGACATGCTGGGAGATTTTACAAACTTTTTCATGCTTTTGGAAAAAAAGCCGGAATATGGTGCATATAATGTTTGCAACGAAGGCATCATAAGGGGTGGAGAAGTATCTGAAATGATGGCAGAACATGGACTTAAAAATCCCAACTGGCAGATTAAAACATATGATGAAATGAATTTCCGGGTGCATCGCAGCAATTGCATGTTGAGCAACATGAAAATTGAAAGTCTGGGTTACAAAAGCAAAAAGGTAAGAGAAGAATTGAATGAATGCATTAAAAACTTCAGTTATGCTCTCAAAAATATTTCAAATAATCAAGCTTAAAAAACATCGAAAAGGTGATTTTTTTGCAATATTAAAAGGCAAGTTTGCTGGTGAATTCTGGGTTTTGATTGAACTGGATGAAAAAGAATATCATTTCCTTTCACTTCCAGATCTTAAAAAAAGAAGTGCTCCTTTTGATAAATTGGATATTGGAATTAATTGTAAAATTATTGATTTTATACAAAATATTCCAGGTAAGGTGTTTAAAGTTTGTCAAGAACAGTACAAAAGCGCGAAATAATATATAAATATTATAAATAGTAATATGATCAAGAATATTCCATTTGTTACGCCCAAATCAATTGCCAGTCCATATTCTGGTGAAATGACTAAACCCAAGATTGTGGATCGTCAAGTGGGCAACAATCTTATGCGGGAGGCACAATGGATATGTCCATCCAGCGGCAACATTTTTCACCGGGGAATCGTTAGCGTAGAGGAAGTTAAGCGCAAATGAGTAAGTCGAGTAAACTG